TTTCTGTGGATTTAATTAAATTAGCTATTCAAAGATGTGCGGAAGGTAGTAAAATCATTATTGAGGGAGACCCATTCACTCAAGTTGATAAAGAATCTTTCCAAGATATGGGAAATGGATTAAAAAGAGTTATTAAAGTCTTTACTGGTACAGATGCTATTGATTTTAGTTATATTAAATTATCTAAAATATATAGATCCAAGATGGCAGACAAGGCTGAAGAATTATAAAATAAAAAAGAGGTGTTATTTATATGGCAGAGGTACGAGATTTAGTTTGTACAAAATGTCGCAAACCAATGCATTTAGAGCAAAACTTTTATACTACAAAAGACAAAGAAACATATCCGAATGGATATGTTGATGAGTGTAAAAAATGTTTTACTATGCATATTAATATTCGAGAAGCCTCTAGTTTCTTACCTTTATTAGAAAAGCTAGATATCCCATTCATTGATTATGAGTGGGATAAGCTAGTTGAGAAATATGGAAATAATCCAAAAACAACTTCAACCGCAATCTTCGGTAGGTATGTTGCAAAAATGAAATTGCAACAATTCAATAAATATAAATTTGAAGATACTAAAAAATTTATGGAAGAAAAAGCGATAAAAGAACTACATGAAAAATCCTCAAAGTTATCACAGATTAATAAATATCGTGATGCTATTGCTAATGGCGATGTAGTCGATAATATTGAAGATTTGGGATTGGATTTAAGTCTTTTATCAGAGGCGGAGATTAGAGAGTTGTTTATGGATCCGAAGGATATGTTTCAAATTAGCGAAAGCGAACTTCATATGCCGGAAGATGATTTAACAAGTGAAGATAAACAGTATTTACTAAACCGTTGGGGCAGGACTTATACCATACCTGAATGTGTGAAATTAGAGAAATTGTGCAACGAAATGATGGAAAGTTATGATATAAGAACTGCTTCACATATAGATTATCTTTTAAAGATATGCCGAGTGTCTTTAAAAATTGACCAAGCTTTAGAGTGTAATGACATTGACGGATTTCAAAAAATGACGAAAGTTTATGACCTTCTGATGAAATCTGCGAAATTCACTGCGGCTCAGAATAAAGAAGCTTCTAATGATTATACTGATAGTATTGGTATTGTTGTTGGATTATGTGAAGAGAATGGTTTTGTTCCTAAATATCACAGTGAGAGACAAGATATTGTTGATATGACTCTTGCTGATATGAATAATTATACTAAAAATTTAATTATGACTGAAATGAATTTAGGGAACATGATTGAAATTTATTTGCAGAAAATGATACAAGAAGAAAGTAAAGAAGAAGGCGAAATAGAAGAACTCGATGATGATATTATAATTATTAAAAAAGATGAGGAAGCTGATTTCTTTAGTGATGAAGATTATGAAGAACTAAATGATATGGTTGATGATGAAATTGAAATGGACGAAGAAATGTTAAGAAAAAGTGGTGACTACTATGGCGAATAAATACGAATATAGTCCAGCTTTATTAAAAGCATTAACTAATAAAGATTATGTAATGAGTCCAAAGCTGTTAAAGGCTTTGGATATTGAAAAAAGTACACAGAAGATTGGGATCTCAGAAGAGCGTATTAAGGAGATATTACCTATATTTATAGAGTATGCTTCTTTTTGGCGTGAGTATCCCGATTTGTTTATTGATATGATATTGCCGAAAGGTTCTACCTTTGGTCTTTTCTTTTATCAGAGATTGTTTTTGCGTGCGGCGATCCGTCATAAATATTGTTATGCAACATTCCCTCGTGCGTTCTCTAAATCATTTTTGGCAGTTTTAGTATTAGTAATTAGATGTATCCTATACCCTGGCGCGAAGTTGTTCATAGTATCTGGTACCAAAGAACAGGGCGCTAGTATCGCAAAAGAAAAAATGGAAGAGTTGATGGAATTAATTCCAGCTCTTAAAAATGAAATTAATCTTAAAAAATGTTTGTTTGGTAAGGATTATGTAAGGATTGAATTTAAAAATGGTTCAAGACTTGACGTGGTTGCTGCTAGAGAGTCTACTAGAGGTGGACGTAGACATGGTGGATTAATGGAAGAGGTAAATAAAATTGCCTTAACACACCTTTTCCCTTTACTAAGGGGGGTAGCGAAAGCTAGCTAACGGGGAAATCTTATTAGGTAAAGCTAAAGACAATCCCGTGGGAAGATTTGGACAAATTCTATTTATGATATTTATACAATTTTGAATATTAAATGAAGGTTAAAGTAATATTCAAAGGAGGTTAAATAATATGATTGGAATATATTGTTTCACAAATAAAATTAATAATAAAAAATATATTGGACAATCAATTAATATTGAAAAAAGATTTTTAGAACATTTTAATAATTCAAAAAATCCAAATGCTCATGGATATGATTCAAAATTTTATAGAGCCCTTAGAAAATATGGTGTCGATAGTTTTGAATTTGATATTCTTGAAGAAGTTTCATTAGATCAACTAAACGAAAAAGAAACTTTTTATATAGGATATTATAACAGTTATAAAAATGGCTACAATAGTACATCGGATGCAAATAATGTAACCCAAAATGGTGAAGATCACCCAATGGCAAAAATTAGTGCTAATGATCTTTTAGAAATTAAATTATTGTTAAAAAATACTAATAAACTACAATCAGAAATAGCCTTAATGTTTAATATAACTCAAAGTGAAATTTCTAATATTAACACAGGAAAAAGATGGGCTAATATTGGAAGCTATAAATACCCTATTAGAGCTAATATTAAAAGAATTGGCGAAAATAGCAATAGAGCTATAATGACTGATGATGAAGTTTTGGAAATACGTAAAAGATATGTAACAGAAATCGGTAAACAAATATATGAAGATTATAAAGATAAATGTTCATATACAACCTTTGAAAGAATTTTAAGAGGAGTTACTTATCAAAACGTACCAATATATTATAAAATAAAGAAACAGTGGTCTGAATAACCTGTATCGACTATTCGCTTAATAGCGAAGTACAATTACTATTAGTACGTAGTTGGAAAAGGGTGTGCAAATAACATTTGGTTATTTGTAAGAGATAGTCAGTACTAGTAGAAATACTAGATAGATATGAATTTTAATTGATGGTCAAAGATTGAATGAAGTAATTCTACCTCTAATGAACGTTTCAAGACGAACAAAAAGTGGGAGAGTAGACGATAAAGAAAGTTTAAATAAATCGCAGATTTATGTAACAACCGCAGGTTATAAAGGTAGTTTTGCTTATGATAAGTTACTACAATTACTTATATGGCAGATTGTTAAACCTCAAGATTCTTTTGTTTTCGGTGGAAGCTGGCGTATACCAGTTGCACATAAATTACTTGATAGAACTTTCGTAAAAGACCTTAAGATGGATGGTACGTTCAATGAAAATTCATTTTCACGAGAGTACGAGTCTGAATGGTCTGGTAGTGTGGAAGACGCATTCTTTGCGCCAGAGTCGTTTGATAAACATCGTTTACTTAAACAGCCTGAATATGAATATAGTGGGAAAACAACTGCGAAAAGTTATTATATATTATCAGTAGACGTTGGCCGTATTGGTTGTCAATCGGTAGTAATGGTAATAAAGGTAGTTCCTCAAGTAAAAGGATTAGCATTTAAAAATCTTGTTAATATTTATACTTTTGATGAAGAACATTTTGGTGTTCAAGCTTTAAAAATCAAGAGATTATATTATAAATATAACCCAAGAGCAATAGTAATAGATGGTAATGGTCTAGGAATAGGCCTTATTGATTATATGGTAACACAATCTGTGGACGAAAGTACTAAAGAATCATATGTACCTTTTGGAATAATTAATGACACAGATAATTTATATAAAAAATATATTACACCTGATACCGAGAAGGAAGTTATATACGTCGTCAAAGCAAACTCAGAGATTAATACTGAGGCGCATACGAATCTACTAAGTCAAATATCCTCCGGCAAGGTGAGGTTTTTAATCGATGAACGTGCAGCCAAGGCTAAGTTCCTAGCAACAAAAATAGGAATATCAGCTTCTGCAATTCAAAGAGCTAATTACTTAAAACCTTTTACTCTAACTTCGATTTTGAGAGAAGAAATGTTAAACCTTAAAGAACAACGTGAAGGCAAACATTTAATATTAGAATCAGTTAATAGAAAGATTAAACGAGATAAATTCTCGGCTTTTGAGTATGGTTTATATTATATTAAAATATTAGAAGATAATAGTAATAAGAAAAAACGAGGAAATATTGGTGATTTTGTGTTCTACTCACCATCGAAAGGATAATGAGATGGCATCAAGAGGAGAATTAAAGATAGAAGATATTTTAAAAATGAACCACATAAAATTTGATAAAGAATATATATTTACAAAATTAATTAGTTCAAGTGGGAGACCTTTGCGGTTTGACTTTGTAATTTTTGATGATGATAATAATATTGATTTTTTAATAGAGTATCAAGGAGAGCAGCACTATACTAGTGTGGCTCACTTTGGTGGTCCATCACATTTACAAAAACAAAAATTTAATGACAGTAAAAAACAACAATTTTGTATGCAAAATAATTATCCGCTTGTCACAATCCCTTTTTGGGATTACGAAAAATTAGATTACGATTATATCTTTAATCGAGCCGATGAATTAAGAATTTAACCAAGGAGGTGATTCCCATAAGACAGCATGAAACAAATACAAAAACCGAAACAGTAAATTTTGCAAAAATGACCCGTGGCATGGATGTTATTGATGATGCCGTAATTGAGTTGGAAAAATTTAGAAAATCTAAATATAGAACTTCTTTTGCTGACAAGGATGCTATAATTAACGCTTTAGAAACCAATAATACTAAATTTTTAAGAGAAATGTCAAACTATTATGTATCCATTAGTGGTATATATTCTAGATTTGTAAAATATTTAGCAGGAATCTTAACATATAGCTGGTATGCATATCCATATATGCCACAAGAAAATTACAACGAGAAAAAAGTTGAACGAGAGTTAAATGGTGTAATACAATATTTAGATAATCTTGGTATTCCAATTACTTTTTATGATATATCAACAAAGGTAATCATAGACGGTGCTTTTTATGGATATATGATTAACAACCCAAGCAAAACTCTAGGAACGATTTTAGAATTGCCGGTTGATTATTGTAGATCTAGATATAAATATAATGGAATGGATGCGGTTGAGTTTAATGTAAAATATTTTACTGAACAAATTATCGATCCAGAGCAAAGAGCTATTGTATTAAAAAACTTTCCACCTGAATTTAATAAAAACTATCAAGCCTATAGAGCTGGTGTTTTAAAGGTTGATAAGATGGATGGTGGCGCATGGTTCTTATGTGATTTAAATTTAGCAATGAAATTTAGTCTTTCGACCAATGATATACCAATCTTTTCTTCTGTCACGCCTACTTTAATTAACTTAGATGAAGCAAAACAGTTAGATATGAAAAAGACAATGCAAGAATTGTTAAAAATTATTATTCAAAAAATGCCTCTTGATAAAAATAGTGAAATGGTATTCGATTTAGATGAAGCACAAGCAATGCATAACAACGCATGTCGTATGTTGAGTAATGCGGTTAACGTCGATGTCCTTACTACTTTTGCTGAAATTGATGTTGCGGATTTAGATAATGCAAATGCTTCTTCTGTAAAAGACCC